CGGTGGACAACAACAAATTGATCCGGTTGATCAAGAGTTATTTGCTTGGGCTACTCGTGTTGCAAAAACTAAGATTGGCGAAGGCATGAAAGCTGAAGTATACGCAGGTTTGGTATATGAGCGCATGGGCGGTCGTTTTGAAATGTACGATGTACTAAGCGAAGACCAAAACTGATTTAACCAATCACACTCAAAAGCCGGCAATTTAGTTGACCGGCTTTTTTGTTGGCTGTATAATAGTTGCATTAAGGAGAGAACTATGTCTACTAGAATGTACGGCCCGGAAGAAAAAGCAAAGCTCGAGCGTCTTATTAATGAAGGCTCTAATGTATTGCGAGAAGTAGAAGATCTGCAAGAAGGTTTGAAAGAAACCGTTAAAGCAGTTGCAGAAGAACTGCAAATTAAACCAAGTATTATCAATAAGGCAATTAAGATTGCACACAAAGATAATTGGAAAGACCACGAGCAAGAGTGGAATGACATTGAAATGATTCTCGGTGTTACCAAGCGGTTACCCGAATGAAGGACTTCCTAAAAGGAATTTATACTTGGGCACATCATGATTTTAAAGAATGGCCGCTACGGTTCATCTTAGAAATCAGTGCCTGGTTCATGAGTATAGGTTGTGCTATAGCAATGGCTGCAACTTTGCCTAATCCTCCATTCTTAATTCTGTATCCCATCTTTATTGCTCAATGTGCTATTTTTGGATGGGCGGCTTGGACACGTAAAAGTACCGGCATGGTAGCAAATTATCTGCTATTGGTCACTATCGACCTTGTCGGCTTGTTTAGATTAATAAATAACTGAGAATAAGGCAAGCGGGCCATAAACCGCACTTAGGTATTTGTCAGCCTAAAATTGACATAGGAGAAAAATTTGAGTTACGTTGACGCTTTCTATGATAGAGAGCAGGATATGATCAATGTTGTCGAGCGAGACGACAAAGGTCAAAGGCATTATAAAGAATATCCTGCTAGACATATATTTTATTTTCCAGACCCTAAAGGAAAATTCACAAGTATTTTTGGACAACCGCTGACACGGGTTAGCTCTAAAAATGTCAAAGAACATCGCAAAGAACTTGCGATTCACAGCAATAAAAAACTTTTCGAAAGCGATATTAATCCTATCTATCGCTGTTTAGAAGATCATTATCTAAATGTAGATGCACCTAAGCTAAATGTAGCATGGTTCGACATTGAAGTGGACTTCGATCCAGAACGTGGATATGCTTCTCCTGAAGATGCATTTATGCCAATTACTGCGATTGCTGTTCACCTACAATGGCTAGACACTATGGTATGTTTGGCTATTCCTCCTAAGACGCTGTCTATGGAAGAAGCTAAGAAGCAGGTTGAAGAATTTCCTAACACATATTTGTTCGACAACGAAGCAGATATGTTGGACATGTTCTTAGACCTAATACAAGATGCAGATGTGTTAAGTGGTTGGAACTCAGAAGGTTTCGATATTCCCTATACCGTTAATCGTGTTACTAAGGTTCTCAGCAAAGAAGACACACGCAGATTTTGTTTGTGGAATCAATTTCCTAAGAAACGTGAATACGAAAAATACGGAAAGGCAGCTATTACATATGACTTTGTAGGTCGTGTACACTTAGATAGTTTAGAACTATATCGCAAATACACATACGAAGAACGCCATACATATCGACTAGATGCTATCGGCGAGATGGAGATCGGCGAAAATAAAACCGTTTACGAAGGTACGCTAGATCAACTTTACAATAATGACTTTAGAAAGTTTATCGAATACAACAGGCAAGATTGTGCGTTGTTAGATAAGCTAGACAAAAAGTTAAAGTTTATGGATCTTGCTAACACACTGGCACACGAGTGTACGGTGTTGTTGCAGACAACTATGGGTGCGGTGGCTGTTACTGAGCAGGCTATTATCAACGAAGCCCATAAGCGTGGTATGATTGTTCCTAATAGAATTAAGAGAGACGAAAATGTTGATACACAGGCTGCTGGTGCTTATGTTGCGTATCCCAAAAAAGGCATTCATGAGTGGATCGGTTCGTTAGATATTAACTCACTATATCCAAGTGCGATTCGTGCTTTAAACATGGGTCCAGAAACAATTGTTGGTCAGTTACGTCAAGACGGTACTAAAGACTTTATTGCTGCCGAGCAGGCCAAAGGCAAATCTTTCGCGGCTGCTTGGGAAGGTATGTTTGGTTCCTTAGAGTATACTGCTGTAATGAATCGAGAAGTTGGCAGGGATATCACCGTGGACTGGGAAGACGGCGGTAGTGATACTTTAAGTGCTGCACAGGTCTATGACTTAATATTTGATAGTAATCAACCTTGGATGTTAAGTGCTAACGGTACTATCTTTACATACGAGAAAGAAGGTATTATTCCTGGCTTGTTAAAGCGTTGGTATGCTGAACGTAAAGAAATGCAGGCCAAGCTAAAGGAATGTATTAAAGCAGGTAACAAAATCGAAGAAGAATATTGGGACAAGCGACAACTAGTTAAGAAGATTAACTTGAATAGTTTGTATGGCGCTATTCTTAATGCAGGATGCAGATTCTTTGATAACCGTATCGGACAGAGCACTACATTAACAGGTCGTGCTATTGCTCAACACATGGCCGGCAAGGTAAATGAAATTGTTACCGGAGAAAAGAATCACGTAGGCAAAGCTATTATCTATGGTGACACAGACTCTTGTTATTTCTCCGCTTACGCCACGTTAAAGAGAGAGATTGACAGCGGAGCATTACCTTGGACCAGAGAAAGTGTCGTTGAACTTTATGATACTATCGGCGAAGAAGTAAATTCAACGTTTCCTAAATTTATGCAGGATGCGTTTCATTGTCCTAAAAGTCGTGGCGAAGTTATCAAAGCAGGTCGTGAAATTGTTGCTAGTAAAGGACTATTCATTACTAAGAAACGTTACGCTGTATTGTATTACGACAAAGAAGGCAAACGTGCAGATGTAGATGGCAAGCCAGGCAAGATTAAAGCTATGGGCTTGGATCTTAAGCGTAGTGATACTCCTGTAGTTATTCAAGACTTCTTAAGTGAAGTGTTGACAAGAGTTCTAAACGGTGAGGAAAAAGAATCTGTACTAGAGTACATTACCGAATTCCGTACTGAGTTTAAACTACGTCCAGGTTGGGAGAAAGGTAGTCCCAAACGTGCTAACAAGATTTCAGAGTATCGCGACAAAGAAAAGAAAGCAGGCAAGACTAACATGCCCGGACACGTTCGTGCAAGTCTTAACTGGAACACTTTGAAACGTATGATGGATGACAAGTATTCAATGAGTATTACAGACGGTGCCAAGGTTATTGTTTGTAAGATCAAAGATAACCCAATGGGATATACATCAGTTGCATATCCTGTTGATGAGCTTAGGTTACCTCAGTGGTTCAAAGACTTACCTTTCAACGATGCTGAAATGGAAAATGCAGTTATCGATGAAAAGTTAGAAAACCTAATTGGTGTTTTGGAATGGGACATCAGTTCAACAAGGTCGGACAATACATTCGCAAAATTGTTTGATTTTGAGTAAAATAAATTTGCTTTTTATTCACGATCTAAATATAATCTTAATATACATGGAGAATCTTCAATGAAAGATATTTTACAAGACATCGTAAGCCACACACAAAACTTAGGCTTTTTAACAACCGTTAAAGTTACAGGCACAGAAAACAGCACAACTATTAACGCAATGGCAGATGACCGATCTGTTATTATGGAAGCTACTACAGCTAATCCTTATCCAGACATGCTAGGCGTGTTCGGTATGCCTCAACTTAACAAATTAAAATATTTGTTAGACGGTAGCGAATACAGAGATGATGCTAAAATTAGTGTTACCTTTGCAGATCGCAACGGAGAAACTATTCCGGTCGGCATTCACTTTGAAAACAAAGACGGTGACTTTAAAAACGACTATCGTTTCATGAACACAGAAGTTATTAATGAAAAGATGAAGACCGTTAAGTTCCGCGGTGTTAAATGGGACGTAGAACTAGAGCCTAGTGTTGCATCTGTTCAACGTTTTAATTTCCAAGCAGGTGCTCATAACGAACATCCAACGTTCTTAGCAAAGACTGACAACGGTAATTTAAAGTTTATCTTTGGTGATGCTAGTACACACGCAGGCGAGTTTGTATTTGCTATGGGTGTTAACGGCAAATTAGATCGCGGTTGGACATGGCCTGTTACTCCAATCTTGAGTATTCTTAAGATTGCAGATGTTAACAATGCTAAGATGTCTTTGAGCAATGAAGGTGCTATTCAGATCACTCTCGACAGCGGCCTTGCTACTTACAAATATATTATTCCAGCACAAGCGGCCTAAATATGTTGCAGGACATTACATCCTCTAGTAGATATGTGACAACATACGGCGGTAGTTCTACCTTGCCGTATGTTCCTTCAAACTCTAACAATCCTATTCAAGGTATGATTCGAGTGCAAAATCAAAACATACAAATATTTGACGGAAGCTCTTGGATTAATATGACACAGAGTATTGGCAGTGTAGGGTTGACTCCTGAAGCAGAATCATTGCTTGACTGGGCACGTAAGAAGCGTGACGAGGAATTGGAATGGCAAAACTTGGCAGCTTCGTCGGAAGCTGTTAAAATAGCATTAGAAAACTTAGAAAAGGCAAAACAGCAGTTAAACATTACTGCTAAACTAGCGAGAGAATATGACACGACCACCAGTTAACTTAACACCTGGGCAAAAAGACTACGCAGTCTATTTGCCTGCTATTAGTACTTTTTATAGTACATACATTAGCAAACAACGATTTGAAAAGTTTGTGCCAGATGATCGAATCCCTGCAGGGTTTGATCGCGGTATTGAAGGTATGAACTTCTTAAATGCCGATAAAGGATATTTTACTTACAAATATGGTTTGTATTCAGCAGGTCATGCACAATTAGACCTTGAGAAAACAATGACTCAAGATGCAATGTTGCAAGATCGAGATCGTGCCAATACAATGATTTTAGGAGACTCAGGTGGATATCAGATCGGTAAAGGTGTTCTTAAGTTTGATTGGTTAGACTTTGAAGGTCCTAAAGCCAATAAAACCAGAGACGACATCCTTAACTGGTTAGAGCTTACAGCAGATTGGTCTATGTTGTTAGACGTTCCAACCTGGGCCAGCGATCATATCCATAGTCCAAAGACAGGATTGAAGAGTTTTCAGGATTGTTTAGACAAAACCCTGCATAATAATCATTACTTCTTAAACAATAGACTCGGTCAAACAAAGTTTTTAAATGTATTGCAAGGCAGTGACTGGGAAACTGCTGAGGCCTGGTACAAAGCAGTTAAAGACCTACCAACCGAAGGTTGGGCTATGGGTGGAAAGAACATGTGCGACATGGAAGTTGCACTCAAGAGACTTATCATTCTTCGTGATGATAAGCTGCTAGATGACAGAAACTGGATGCACTTCTTGGGTACTGCCCAATTAGACTGGTCATGTTATCTAACTTCAATCCAACGACAGGTACGTAAACACATAAATGAAAACTTTACCATTTCTTTTGACTGCGCATCACCCTTCATTGCAACAGCCCATGGGCTTGTCTACACAAACGCTCAGCACACAAACAAACGCTGGTCGGTCATCATGGATAAAGCCCCAGACAACAAAGCAATTAGCCAGGCTTTTAACATGCCCTTCCCGTTCGAATCAGAGATCGGACGCAGATTGTCAATTGGAGACATCTGCTGGTACAAGCCAGGAATGTTGAACAAGATTGGTAAAGAAGGCAAAACTGCTTGGGATAGTTTCGGTTATGCTCTAATGATGGCGCATAACACTTATTGCCATATTGTTGCTGTACAACGTGCCAACAATTTGATGGACATTGAACGTCATAAAGCACAGCCGGACTGGAGACTATGGAAGAAAGTCAAAGACAGCGATAAGAGCGACGAGTATTCAGAGTGGGTTCCACGTAACATTTTGTATTTTGATCGTTTTGTCGAAGAGTTATTCAAATCAGAAACTCCTATGCAGATGATTGAAGACGCAAGACCAATGTTAAACAACATGATGGGTATGCGACTACGTGGCGGCAATGCAAATAACACGTTTAGCAATTTGTTTGATCATGACGATGTTGTGTTAGACAAGAGTGTTAGCCAAGTTTCGGCAATGCCTGAACTAGATGAGGATGTTTTAGAAGAATTAGAACACGAGTTCTTAGAACAGGAGGCAAAGAATGTATGAAACTAGAATTAAACATTTGGAAGAAGCACACCGTGCTTTGGACAAACAAGTTGACAATTTGGAGAAAAACGGCCTTTACGAAGACCTAAAACTTGAAGAATTGAAGAAACAGAGGTTGCTTTTAAAGGACGAAATTGCTATACTTAAAAGAAAGCAATTACGTGAAGAAAGCAACGATTAATGTTTCTAACTAGACAAGACATAGAAAAAATCAAAGGCGTCTTAGATCAGTTTCCTGATTTAGATGTCTTTGAGCTTGAACAAGACTCTAGCAGTGGTATTGGATCAATTACTACTATGACCTTTGCTAGGGAAATTAACGGATTGCGTGGCTCTTTTGAAATAGAAGTCTCTGGCTCAGAGGAATGGTAATGAGTGAACAATATGAAGCATTTGCTAAACGTATGGAAGAAAAACATCCTAAAATGTTTTCTGGTCAGTACGGTGGCTTTGCTGTAGGCACAGGTTGGTGGCCTATCATCGAAACATTGTGTTCTAATATTCAAAGTCACTCCGATTGGGTTAACAATACTAGAGACAATTTGCTAATTGCAAATCCCTACAATCATACTATTCCAGATGAATGTCCGCCGGTAGTTGTAGAGCAGATCAAAGAAAAATTTGGCGGACTTCGTTTCTACTATCAAGGTGGAGACGAACAGATACATGGAATGGTACGTATGGCCGAAGCGTGGGCAAGTGTGGCCTGTGAAGAATGTGGCGGTATCGGTACACGTAGAAGCGGGGGATGGATTCGTACATTGTGCGATAAGCATGAAGCAGAACATCAAGAACGTAAACGTGCTCAGGAAATGAAAAACTCAGGGTTGGAAGAATAATGGCTACTAAAAAAGAAAAAGAAGAATTGATGGAGATTCTTAAGTTTACTCCACGCACCTACAAAATTACAATGTGGGGTTACGGTGGCGAGTATACTATGGGAACCGTGGATCGTAAGATCTACGATTATTTTAAACAGCGTAGATTAGATCTCAGCGACTTTGCTTGGGATCACGACTATGCTGAAGAAAACAATATCCCAGAAGAGATGTGGCCATTTCCTCCAGGATCGTGGTACGAATGCGATGACATGGGTCATGTCCACGGAGTAGATCGTGATAGCGGTACACTTCAAATTGAAGATGAGAACGGTGAAACTATCATCGAACGAAGTTTAGGAGATATCGACGGCTGCGATATTGGGCTGTGTTGCGGGGACGAAGTATGGATCGATTCTAGAGATCCAGGTACCGTAGTCTTCCTAGGCAGCAGTTCTGAAAAAGGAACATTCTTTGAAGGTGAGATTCATCTTAAGGCTCCTTTTGATCAAGAAAAATTAATCATCAACTACGACGAATTCGATGGCAACGATGTTGTATGTTCAGTAGAGTACGACGGCGAAGAAATTGATAATTGGGGTGCAAACACTAACGGCAAAGGTTCAGACTTTGGGTTTTATATTGCAGGTTCCCAAGCATCAACAGGCAAATGGGAACGGTATAAGAACATGGATGACATTACATATCCGATGACTGATTGGTTCCCTAAAAAGATCAAGCCCGCATACGAAGGAATTTACGAAATTAAAACTCCAGGAAAAAGCGGCTATCAACATCAAGCTAAGTGGACTGGAAGCCGTTGGATCAGCGCTTGGGCTGAGGATAATGAAGACACAGAAGATCTAAAGATCAAAGAATGGCGTGGCATTGCAGTTGACCCAGACGCTATTGAATGGGATCCTGTAGTTGAACTAGATAAAATTATTGCTGCTTCTGCTGAAGTATCCGAAGAAGAATTAGCTAAAGCGTTAGACGAACTTAAACAAGAAATCGAATCAACTGATAATAAACCCAAAGGTTCATGGCCTTTCTGAAAGAGGTAATAACATGAAGTGTACAACCTGTAAACAAGATATAAATCCTATGTGTGATTGGCAACAAGGGCGATGCCCGCATCGAGCTCCTATGTTGACAACCTATCACTTTAGATTTTATAATCTATTACAAGCAATTAAAAACTTATTTAAAAAATGAAAAGAGATTACCAAACAGGTGTAGCAGATAGTATCACATTCTTTACAGGAGTAGAGATTGAAAAGACACCTGCCTATGGGATGAAAACATTGTTTGTTGTAGGCGTACACGATCCTTACACAATTTTAGATATTGTAAAAGAATCTAGATCATATAACGACGAATCTAAACATATCAAACACATTTACTTTGGTGCTAATCAAAGTTTTAAAACTAACGGTGTGAATGATGTCGAAACTTGGCGTCCTTGGGAAAGCATGATCTATGTTTGTCTTGACAGCGAATATGATCTTTGGTGTACACTTGATTTTGATGTTAGCGAAGTAGAGGGTGTGCTAGAAAGCGGACTAACTGAGAAGCGTCAATTCATTCCGCAGATTTCGGTAAAATTGCCCTATTTACAACAGCTAGGATATAATGCTACAATAAAGCTAGACGACAAAGATTTTAAAGCAACTAATCACGGAGTGTGGTGCCATAACCTCCATGACCTACTAGATAGAAATAAGTTTACTAGTTGGGATCAATATGGTAAAGATGAGATCATCAAATGAGTGGCGGTTATGCAAATCCATCAACTGCAAGGCAAAAACGGATTCCAAGAATCACAAGTGCCAGTCAAGTAAAACGTGTAAGAAGTCTATCAGAAGAAAAACCTATGAAATTAACATTTAAGCAAAAAATTCGTAACTGGCTAATGAGAGATGACGATGAAGAAAAGTACGGCCTTGCTATTGCATCCGATATCGAAGGTCCGAATATTCAATCACAGGGCTTCAGACTAAATGTCTATAGTGCGAGTGGCGGAACCATCGTCGAAACCACAAAGTATGATCGTAAGAATGATGATCATCGACATAGCCTGCATGTAGTTACCGAGGATAAAGATCTCGGAGAGGAACTAAGTAAAATCATCACTATGGAGAGTCTACGATGAGACATCACGAAAGTTTATCAGTTAAAAAATTTACAATCAAAGAAGACGCTGGATTTAGAGTTCGCGTTGAACAATGGGAAGTATTAAGTCCTAAGGGATTATTTGCTATTGATGTTATTCAAGAGTGCTTTAACAAAAACGGAGAAGTTGATTTTACCAGTACATACAACTTCCATATGACCAAAGAAGAAATGCAAAAATTTGCAGAAGGGCTTCTAGCATGAACATTAGACAAGATGTCCGTCCTAACAAAATGATTTGGGTTACCTTTCAGAAAGAAGGTATGCACAAGTATCCTGCCGCACTAACAGATCCAGCACTTGCTACAGGTGATGAATATGATGTTAGTTTCCTAGGTTATCCGCATCGTCACATCTTCCACTTTAAAGTTTGGATCGGTGTTACACACGATGACCGCGATATTGAGTTTATTCAGTTTAAACGATGGTTGCTAAATCTTTATAAAGATGCTACACTAAGTTTAGATTATAAGAGTTGTGAAATGATGTCAGGCGATTTGTATGATGTCATTAGCAAAAAGTATCCAGGTCGTGAGATTTGGATTGAGGTCTCCGAAGACGGAGAAAATGGTTCATTTATTAAGTACTAAGGAAAAGCTATAATGGCTAAAAACTACAGAGATTATTCTTATTTTGAAAATCGTCCTGACGTAGTAAAGGTCTTCGAAGATCTCGAAGCGTATCACGACTATTGTCGTTTCGAACTCATTGAGTTCAACCCTGCAGAAATGTATCGCAAGGATAGTGCAAACTATCAAGCATACCTTGCAAGTAAACGTCCACGTCGCCCATACATGGGCAATAAGCCACGTTGGGACAATAACGGCCGCCGCAATGAGCAACGTTTTTCTCGTTGATCTAGAAGCCGTTGAAACAAGGTACACGGGACAATGGAAGTCTCATGTACCTCAACTGCTTAAAAAGAAAGGACATAATGTTCAAGTTATCTGTGGCCCTGAAGATATTCCTAGTGCAACCACTCCAGGCGCTTTTCTTAATTTTGGTGGTACCAATATATACAAGGCTGCACAGGTGGAGCAGATGGGCCGTTTATTTTGTAACGGATCCGTTCATCCCGGCGATCACTTTATTTTTACTGATGCTTGGCATCCGGGCATTATAAACTTAAAATACATGAGCGAGCTTCTTAGTATCCCTATTAAGATTCACGCTCTGTGGCATGCCGGTAGTTATGATCCACAGGATTTCTTAGGTCGATTAATCGGGCCTGCACCTTGGGTGCGTCATGCTGAGAAGAGTTTTTTCTCAGCTATCGATCATAATTACTTTGCCACCGACTTTCACATTGATTTGTTTGCTCTTAATTTACTAAACTATGTGCATCCAGATAAAACTGAATATCCGCATACCGTTAGTAAAAAAATTGTACGCACTGGCTGGCCTATGGAGTATATGCCGGACACATTAGCTATGTATAAAAACATGTCTAAGCGTAATCTTATTTTGTTTCCGCATCGAATTGCTCCAGAGAAGCAAGTTGAAATTTTCCGCGACCTTAAACATCATTTACCGCAATATGAATTTGTTGTATGTCAAGATCAACAACTGACTAAGAACGAATATCATAATTTACTAGGTGAGGCTAAATTAGTGTTTAGTGCTAACTTACAAGAAACACTAGGCATTAGCTGGTATGAAGGTGCGCTAGTAGATGCCATCCCTATGGTACCAGACAGATTAAGCTATAGCGAAATGGCTTTTGATACATTTAAGTATCCTAGCAAGTGGACTGAAAGCTATTCTGCATACGAAGCTCATAGGCCGGAAGTCTGTGCTAAGATTATCCAGTATATGGAAAATTATGAAAAGTTTTTACCTAGCCTAAATAAACAGGTAGATTCATTAAAAGAACATTTCTTTAGTTGTGATAATCTACTAGAGATGTTAAAATAATAAAATATATGTCATCCACGACATTAACTCGGAGAAATTTAATTGAAATTAAAAACACAAGAAACAGGCCTAGATGCAATGGCAGGTGATGGCGGATATCAAGAAGCATACCTAGGCGATCACATTCGCTTTAAGATGAAACGTGAAGGCAAACGTTTCTGGGCGGGTGATAACATCAGTGATTACTTGCACGAAGGCGACAAAGAAAAACTAATCGACGAAGCAACTGAAGCATTTGAAAGCGTGTTAGATGCATTACTAATTGATCGCGAAAACGATCCTAATAGTCACGGCACTGCTCGAAGATTAGCTAAAATGTATTTCAACGAAATTATGTCAGGTCGATATGATCCGGCACCAGACGCTACTGCGTTTCCAAATGATAGTGAGGATAGATATGAAGGAATGTTGGTCGTTCGTAGTGAATTGCGTAGTATGTGCAGCCATCATCATCAACCCGTTACTGGCGTTGCTTATATTGGCATTATTGCTGCTCAAAAACTTATTGGTCTCAGCAAGTATACACGTATCGCGCAGTGGTGTGCAAGACGTGGAACTCTCCAGGAGGAGCTTTGTAATGACATTGCTAGGGAGATCGCAAAAGCCACAGGAGCCAAAGACTTAGGCGTTTATATTCAAGCAGTTCATGGATGCTGTGAGAATCGTGGCATTATGGCGCACTCTAGTCTTACACAGAC